CATTGAATGATTGAGTCTCCGGTTTGGACGTATGGCCCGTCCGGGTCGGGTGGCGTGATGGAGTCGCTTGGCTGGCTGACCGATGTGATGCGCTCCAGAAATGGGGCGCAGCAAAAACGACAGCTGCGCGAGCGCCCGCGGCGTTACTTTGAATACGACATGACCCTGAGCCGGGCCAACAGAACCACGGTTGATATGTTCATCAACGCGCTTGGCATCACGCAATGTGTGCTGCCGGTGTGGCATGACGTGCAGGTCATTGACGCCGTTGCCGCTGGTGCGACTGAGATCCCGTGCGCTACGGCTGGTTATGAGCTGGTGGCCGGCGGCATTGCCGTGCTGATCAGTAAAGGTGTGCAAGTGGCGGTTGAGGTACTAGCCGTCGATGATGGCCTGCTCACCCTTGCCGAGCCGCTTGCAGCCGCATGGCCGGCTGGCACCAAGCTGTACCCGGGTTGTCTGGCAACGCTGAGCGATGCATCGCAAGAAACCGGCCTCACCGGCCGGATTGGTGTGCGCACCGTGCGGTTCGCAATACAGGGCGATATCGACTGGCCTGCCGCATGGGATGCCTACTACCTCGGTGCGCCTGTGCTTACCCGCTGCCCCGTGATTGGCTCCGGTGTTGATAGCGAGATAAAGCGCGACATCGTGGAGGTGGACGAAGAGGTTGGCTCAGTCGTCCGCTATGACTATCCGGGCAGGGCCTTCCGCTCGGTCGGCATGGAGTTTGTTGTGAAGGGTAGAGCGCAGGCGGCCAGTGTGCGCTCGCTCATTTACGGGCTGCGCGGGCGGGCGGAAAACATCTGGGTGCCAACCTGGAACCGTGACCTGCAGGCGTCTGGCCCTGCGTCAGGTACTGCACTGCGCATAAAGGCTGTCGGCTACGCCTATTACGGCCTGAATAACCCGGCGCTGCAGCATATCCGCATTGCCCGTGAGTCTGGCGCAGCTACCTATCATCGCATCACAGCCGCCGTTGGCGAAGTAGGCGGGACCGAGCTGCTGACCATCAGCCCGGCACTGGCCGCGCCGCTGGCCGAGTCAGATATCCGCAGCATCTGTTTTGTTGTGCTGTCCGAGTCAGCCAGCGACACCTTCGAGATAGTCCACCCGCAAACTGCGGACGGTATCACCCGGGCCGCAGTTAAGTTTCAGGCGATAAAACATGAGCTTACTTGAGGGCAGTTGGTTTGGCGGCAAGCCGGTGTTCTTCTACAAGTTTGCCCGTGGCCCGCTGACCTGGTGCTACACCAGTTCGGACCGTGAGCAGACCCTGGGTGAAGACACCTACCTGCCGTTGCCCATCAAGCCGCCCAGTATCAGGCAGGGCAGCGAGAAGGGCAGGCGGTCGTTTTCGATTGAGCTGCCTCGGTATGCCGCTGTTGCTGCCAACTGGTTTCCGTACTCGCCATCTGAGGCCATCACCCTGGTGGTGCTCTGCCGGCATGTTGGCGAGACAGAAACCATCGTAGAGGCGCAGGGCAGGGTAGTCGGGCCGGTGTTCACCGATCACATGCTTGAGCTGACCTGCGAGCCGACCATGACCAAGGGGCGGCGTGGCGGCAATCCTCGGCGGCTGACCGTCGGCTGCGACCTCGTGCTGTACAGCCAGGGGCGTGGCCTCTGCAACCTTGACCCGCACGCGGTGCCGGTACCGGCGACACTGACCGAGGTCGGAGAGCTTACGCTCACCATCACGGCTGCAGAGTTTGCGGCCGCCCCGCGCAATCTGGCTGGTGGCCTGATCGAGTGGACGGATGCAGAAGAGGTCGTGCAGCAAATCGCTATCGTCAGCCATAGCGGCGAGACCATCACGCTTGCCAGCTGGAACGCCGAGCTGCTGGTTGACCTTGAACTGACCGCCTACACCAAGCCGCTCACTGTCGCAGCAACGATCACCGCGGTTAGCGGGCTGACTGTCACGGCCGCTGAGTTCAGCGAGTACGCGTCAGGCCGGCTGGCCGGTGGCTTTGTGGAGTGGGTGCGGGCTGACGGCGCGACCGAGATTCGGACCATTCGCGAGCACTCCGGCAGCACCATCACCCTCGACTACGGCGCCGCTGACCTGGCCGTGGATCTTATCATCACGGCATACCCGGGCTGCGCGCATACCTGGGCAGCGTGTGGCGAGCTCGAGAACCAGATCAACTACGGCGGCAATCTGCACCTGCCGCGCGAGAACCCCTACGGCGGCGACCCGGTTTGGTAAGGAGGTAGTGCATGTGGGTTGTTATTGCGGTTGTGGTTGTTGCCCTTGCGGTGATGAAGGCGCTGACGCCGAAGCAGGAAGCGCCTGCGGTACAGGACGGCAAAACCCCGACCACAGAAGAAGGCATCAAGCTGCGCAAAGTGTACGGCACCGTGTGGATCTCCGATCCGAGCCTTGTCGCCTTTAAGAAAATGGGCACCATCCCGATCCGCAGCAAAGGGGGCAAGAAGTGAATATCACCCTGAAACACCTGCACACGATCCCCGGTACCGGCAAGAAACCGGGCTGGTGCAATACCAAAGCCCGTGACTTCTTCGCCCGTCACGGGCTGGACTGGTATGCGTTCCGTCATGGGGGCATACCCGAAGAAGACTTTCTGGCGACCGGCGACGGGCTGGCCAAGGCCCTGGTTGACTGGGCGCACGAATCTGAGCGTATTGAGCAGGAGCGTCAAGCATGAGCGGCGGCGGCAGCAAAACCCAAACGGTCGGCTACTGGTACAAGTACCTGCAGGCCTTCGCCCTGAGCCTGGGCAAGCTGGATGCCGTACTCGAGTTCCGTGCGGGCGGCCGCACAGCTTGGCGCGGTATCGTCACACAGACCAGCCGGATCTACGTCAGCGCCCTGAACCTGTGGGGCGGGCAGAAGAAAGAGGGTGGCCTGCTGGGGTACATGGATCTGCAGATGGGTGACGCTGATCAGCAGCCGAATGATTATCTCGCAGCCCAGCTCGGCAGCGATCAGCCATCGTATCGGGGCAAAGCGATGGCGATCTGGCGTGGCGGGCGCTGGGGCGCGATGAATCCGTATCCCAAACGCGCAGAGTTCAAGGTGCGGCGCATTCTCCAGGGGTGGGATAACGATACGCCTTGGTATCCGGAGAAGGCGGAGATCGTGTTGGTGCCTGAGTTGGCCCTTATTGACGATCTTGCGTTCCCTGCAACAAGCGCGTCGCTCGGTCCTTATGCTGGTGTGACTATCAATAGCGGGTTCAGCGCTAATGATCAGTTGATTGTTAGCAAGCCTGCAGGTCTGACATATAAGGCTTGGTCATATTGGGATGATGACAATGATCCAGCTGCCCTCGGCCGGCCGTGGTCGAACGGTTTCTGGGTGACTGACGACCAAGGAGCTACAACGCAGTACTGGAGTGGTCAGGATCCAGCAAATCGATATGTAACCCCCGAGCAGGCGGACGGAGCATACCGTTACGACTATGTTGTGTTGTCAGGGTCGACTTCTTACACGTTCTGGATCTATGACACGCCTGTCAGCGATAACCGGGGTGGCCTATCCTTGCGCGTATGGAAAGGTGGGGTTGTAGCCATGAACCCTGCTCATGTGCTTTACGATTCGCTGACTGCTGCGGATATGCAGGGCGAGCCGGTTGCCCTAGTCAATGACGCGTCATTCCGCGCTGCGGCTGATGTTTTGTATGACGAAGGTCTCGGCGTCTGCACCAGCTATGATTTCGACGAAAGCATTGAAGAGTTTCAGGCCCGCATTCTAAACGTGATTGGGGCGTCGATGACCCAGTCGCGGGAGGACGGTCAGTACTACCTGGATCTGATCCGCCCGACCGAAGATCCGGACACGCTGCCTGTTATCAGCAGCGACGACATCATCTCGCTGACGCTTGAGCCTTCCACAATCACAGAACAGGTCAATCAGTTGACCGCTGAGTGGTTTGATGTCGAGAACAATGTCGCGCGTTCGACTCCGCCCATGCAGTCGCGTGGAGCGATACATGCGGCCGGCCAGGTGAATGGCGAAACTGTGGAGTATCCGGAGATTGCAGCAGAGTCGCTGTGTATGCGCCTGCAGGCTCGAGACCTTGCAGCGAAGTCGACGCCTCTCACAAAGGTAACGGTCACCACAAATCGTCGTGGAGACCTCTGGAAGCTGCGCCCCGGTAAGAAAGTGCGCCTGCAGTCTGCCGAAGACGGTGTCGACAACATGATTGTTGTAGTCGGAGATATTGAATATGGAACCCAGCGCGATGGACGCCTGAAGATACAGGGTGTGCAGGATGTGTACTCAATGCCGGCAACCACCTATGTCGTGGCCCAGCCCAACCAGGGCCAGCCGATCTACAGCCCGCCAGTGCCGTCACCTGCCCAGCGTTTGATCGAGGCGCCTTATGTTGAAGTCGCTGCCAACCTCTCTGCGGCCGATCTTGCGGCCTTCCCCAATGACGCCGGTGCGATTATGGCCATGGCGATAGAGCCTTCTGGGGGGCTGAACTACAGCCTTTATTCGGCCTCGGACGGGGTAGGCCTGGAGGACAATGGAACCGGGGAGTGGTGTCCGTCTGCTCTGATTGTCGAGGCGGCAGGCTACCTTGATACAGCATTCACCTTGACCGATGCCGACCGATTGGATCTGGTGGCAGTCGGTAGCTGGGCGCTATGGGATGACGAGATTGTGCGTATCGATGCGCTCGACGAAGATGCACTCACGGTAACGCTCGGTCGGGGCTGTGCCGATACGGTGCCCTGGAAGCACGAGTCCGGTTCGCGTATCTGGTTTTGTGGTGACTGGGGTTCTACTGATGGCCTCCAGTACCTGGACGGCGATACCGTGAACGCAGCGTTGCTGACCCGGACCACCATTGATGAGCTGCCTCTGGCTAGCGCAACAGCGCTATCGGTTGAAATGAGCCAGCGTTGGTTTAGGCCGTACCCGCCTGCCGGTTTGCTGATCAACAGCGAGTCATATCCAGATGAGCCAAGCGGCGACCTGACGGTTGAGTGGTCCGACCGCGACCGTGTGATGCAGTCCGATCAGTTGATCGACGTGACTGCTGCGTCTGTTGGCCCTGAGGCTGGCACAACTTATGACCTTGAATTGTGGGATCGTGACACCGAGACCCTTTATTATGCGGCTACTGGTGTTAGCTCTCCGGTCACTGTGCTCGATGCCGATGTGCCGTATCTTGCGAGGCTAGAGGTTTGGGCTGTTAGGGATGGCCTGCGCAGCTGGCAGGCGGCGGCGAATGAGTTTACCTCTGGGGAGCTTCCAGATGGCGATCCCTATTGGGAAAGCGTCGTCAGCTTACTGCATTTTGATAACGACATAGTTGACGAGGCTGGACTGATGTGGACCGGTTCGCCCTCATATAGCGACTCACCTGTCCCGGTGTTCGGTAAAGAGTTGAGTTCGCCCCTCGGCTCACCGAGCGTGATCAGTACAACACTCGGCTCTCGGTGGGACGGCGTATCTCAGTTCACGATTGAGGCATTTGTTACGCAAAGCGCCCCGACAACAACATCAAACCAGTTCCCAGGAATCATTAGTAAACGTACGGAGGGGACCACAACTGATGATTTCTCGCTTATTGTCGCGCACACGATAGGTGGAGCATTGAGCTTTTCCTGCACAGACACGGCTGGTGTTCGACGCTCATTTTCGACTTCAACGGCATTGAGTATAGGCGTCAGGACGCACGTAGCAGTTACTGCGGATGGGAGTTTTTTGCGGATTTTTGTTGGCGGCGCGATGGTGCTAGAGACTGCCTTCAGCGCAACTTTGCGCAATAACTCTTACCCCGTGTACGTCGGCAGGACTGGCACGGCTACAAACCTGAATTGGGTAGGGAAAATAGATGAGTTGCGGATAACGCGGGATGTATCTCGGTATACTGAGCCCTTCACTCCGCCATCTGCCCCGTTCCAGAACTACTGATGAGTCGCCGGTACTGCAAAACCCGGCGTTGGAACGCCCACATCCCTGTAGAGCCAGAGCAGCATGCCCGCCTGGGCTGCTGCTGTCGCCGGTGATCTCCGGCAAACGATAACCCTGTCACAACAGGCCGCCCAATGAGGCGGCTTTTTCGTTGGAGAAATCATGACTGTAATCACCGCAGAGAAGGCCGGCGGGGCGAACGTGTGCGCGTTCCTCGACATGCTCGGCTGGTCAGAGGGCACGGTGCAAGTGCCGGGCAGCGACGACGGGTACAACGTACTCGTTGGCGGCACGCTGTTCACCGGCTACGCCGATCACCCGCGTGTATCGGTCGCTCTGCCACGCTACGGCATCCGCTCGACCGCCGCCGGCCGGTATCAGTTCCTGTCACGCACTTGGGATGCCATCGTCCGTAACTACGGATTCCGTGGCCGCTTCATTCCCGAGGCGCAGGACCTGGCCGCCATCAAGCTGCTGAAGGAATGCGGCGCTTACCCGCTGATCCAGCAGGGCAATATCACCGAAGCAATCAAGCTGGCTGCTCCGATCTGGGCCAGCCTGCCCGGCGCCGGCTACGGCCAGCGCGAACACCGGCTGACCAAACTGCTGGATATCTACGCGGATGAACTGGCTGCAGAGGTGAAGCCGGAAGAGCAGCTGCTAGCGGTGTACGCCGGTTGCGGCGGGGAGGTCGCATGCTGAACAAGTACAAGCTGCTTGCCCAGATCGTCGGGGCGCTGGCCCTGCTGGCGGTGGTAGTTGGCATTGGCTACTGGATTGTCAGCCCGCGCATCGATCTCCAGCGTCAGCGGGCAGATACCGCAGAGCAGAGCCTTAAGTCCGCCAACGCGCAGATTGAGGTGCAAGCGCGTGTGCTCGAAGGTCAGCAGCAGTTGCTCGGCCAGATCACCGCCATCGGTGAGCGCATGGACGGTATCGAGCGGACGATTAACCAAAATCAGCGCGAGCAGGGCAGGGCGCTGGAGGAGCTAAAACGCAATGACCAAACTATCGCTGATTACCTGTCTCAGCCTGTCCCTGCTGGTCTCGGCCTGCTCTACGCAAGACCAGAAACCACCGACCCGGCCGCCTACCAAGCCGGTAGCGGAGTGCAAGCTGACCCCGTGCTACCTGCCGGGGCGTCCGGCGCTGGTTCAGAATGACGACTGGCCGAAGGCGGTCGATGAGGCAGAGGCTGCGTTGCTGAGTTGTGCCGTCCAGGTGATGGGGTGTATTGAGCTGCAGGAAGCACAGGCGCAAAAAAGCCCGCACTAGGCGGGCTTTCCGGTATTCCAAGGGACGCTATGCCTTCTCGTAGCCACCGCACTCGTGGCAGTAGATGTACATTTGGTTTCCGTCGGCACGCTTTGCAAACATGTGTTTCACGCCTGCAGCAATAAGGGTGCCTGCAGCGGCCACCCCGATGCCGATCATGATCTGCTTGGGAGAGGCTTCCTTGGCTGCGCTGGCCGCGACTTTCGCCAGCCCCGGCAGCGCGCTTGATGCACCGGCCGCTCCAGCCGCTGCGGCTATAGTAGCCGCAGTGCCGACCGCTGCTGGAACTGCAAATGCCTTGGCGTAAGGTACTTTCTTCGATAGCGCTTCAAGCTCGCGCTTGCTGACCATCCTGGCAGTTGGGGTTTTGCATTTCTTGCACTCGAGCATTGAAACTCTCCTTGATGCCCTCTTGGCGGCCTGGCGTGGTGCTGGCACTTTGCATCTAGTATTGGTGCCCATTTAATGTTTTGCAATATCGTTATCGCTCAGGCCTGCACAGCCAGGACTGCGCGTACATCACCCCATCGATTTCCTCTGTGCCTGTCAGCACCATCCCATTCGCCTGCATTGAGTGCAGCTGCACATCCACTAGGTCCGGAAGCGGACCTGCCTCAAGCGGGCCACCGCTGCCCAGCGTGCGGGCGACAACAGACGAGCGGCCCTGCACGCAGCCCTCATGCTCGATCCGGATGTTGCACCGCAGGCGCTCGCCGCGGCTCAGCTGATCGGGTGTGAGTGGTCGCCCCTTCACGCGCATTCGTGTGACATAGAAAATCATGACCGCACCATAAGGCTGTATATCTGTACAGTTTATTGGTGCGTACAATGGTTTGTGAAGCCCCCGATATTACTGGCGTTTGCGGGTGGGTGTTGCGTACAATTGCGCCGCGTAAGTATTTGATGTGACGGCTCAATTTGAGTGACTTGTAATCAGTAGGTCCCGAGTTCGACTCTTGGTGCCGGCACCACAACACAAAAGGCTTGCGAGAAATCGCAGGCCTTTTTTGTTTTTCAGCGGTTGTTGCAAGAGGCAGATCGGATCTGCC